AGCATCTAACAGAAAGAAAACGGTATTATAAAGAAGCAAAATACCAATTTACAATCGAGAAAGTTAAAATATAGTACCTTAGCTAGATAATTTAGAATACTTTTCTTTTCGAGATTCTGATAGTTTTTTTCGGGTTTCTTGACTCATAGGCTTTTTGGAATAATATGATGCTTTTCTGTATAAGTACCAGGAGATAATGTTCTTGACTTAGCTCGTTCGATTATGCTATTATATACACTAGAATATTTATTTTGCAGAAACACTTAATAATCTCCGTACAATGGATGGTTGCAATTTATATATTATTTATGGAGAATTAACATTCAAATCCTTACATTAGAAAACAAAACGTTTTTCCTAAATGATTTACCAGATATTGTAGATGACGATCTTAGATTTGCGGTGCTCGACAATAGCGATAATCAAAATCCAGATTATTTCTTTTTGCCGCTGATATTTTTAGAATCATTTACAGGCCCGGCAGTGGTACTAAGAATAGGCAAACATGAAATCACTATGCCTCTAGATTGGTGTACTATTGTAGGCGACCCGGCAGGTCCGGAATTAGAAGTGTTACCATTGACTAGTTTAAACGATCGCGGATTTAAGACTTTTACATTTAATCCGTTAAGCTCATTTAGACCAGAATTCTATGACATTGATATCATTAATGTCTATCAAGATGTTAAATGGTATTTTCCTAAAATGAAACCAGGACAACTTTTATGTGCCCCATTGCACGGCGGAGAAAATCCAATCTGTGCATATTTTGTTAAAGAAGTTAGTCGCCAGTGTGAGCTGGTACACTATACCCGTTGCTGGTAAAAGAAAGGTAAACTAATGCTTACTAAAGAAAAACTCAATCATCATATTAATCACCTACAAGAAAAGCATGCCGTGTTAGATCGACAGATTGATTTAATGGAATCAAACGGGCATTTCGAAGATACAGATATTACACATCTTAAGAAAAAGCGTCTTGCAATCAATGACGAAATCAATTTGGTCAAATCACAGATTGTAAATCTAACATAAAATTAGTATAATAGGAACTGAATATGGCATTAGATATCAAACGAGAATTAGCGGGGGTCGATCTTAGGAATTATAATTTCTATGATAAACTCACCGACGAAGAGAAGAAATCATTCAGTCCCTATATTTTAATGCGATATGTCAGTAATGTAGAGGGCGATCAAGAGTTGCAGGAATGGTTCCTAGAGATGACTAATGAGCTAGTTAATAAAGATCATTGGATATTAAGCAAGAATCATAAAGCACTATTGTGGAAACTTTTTGCAAGTTGCGGCGGCGGAATTAAAGTATATCATCCGTATCTTAAAGCTGGAACTAAGGAAAAAGCAGTTAAGATTGAAAAGCTGTTGGCAGAAATTTATCCAGCAATGAAACTCGAAGATATCAAGTTAATGGCCAGTATGATGACCAAAACTGATAAAAATGAATTATTTGACAAAATGGGCTTTGATAAAAAGCAGCGCAAGGAATATGAATAATGAAGGATAAACTAGGATTTGCATTCAACTTAGGATGTAAAGTTGCTCGCGCAATATCAGTTGGTCGTAGTAGCACAGACCTCGCAATCTGTACTGTGACAAGAATCGAAGATGGAAAAATTTATCTCGATGATAGTAAAGTTCATATTAGATTCCCCGAACGGTTGTTAATTATTGAACAAGACCCGTTATATCGCATGGTTAAAAACTATGAGAATTCTAAACCGTGATCAATTTAGAGGCACAACCATTTAACTGTGTGCATTGCGGCAAGAGTTTTATGAAAGAGCGCACACTCATATCCCACCTCTGTGAGCAGAAGCGTCGTGCTCTTCAAAAAGATGAGAAGCGTGTCCAGGCTGGTTATATGGCATTCAATAGATTTTTCCAACTTACACAAAATGCAAAGAAGAAAAAAAGTTATGAAGAATTTTGCAAAACTAGCTATTATAATGCTTTCGTCAAGTTTGGTAGCTTTGTCAATAATGTTAATCCTCTTTATCCCGATAAGTTTATTGATTATGTTATTAAAAGCGGAGTAAAGTTAGATCATTGGTGCAGAGACGAACTTTATGAAAAATATCTTTATGATATGCTTAAAGTAGAACCTGTAGAAGCTGCGGTACAGCGTACTATTGCTACAATGATCGAATGGGGAGAAGTTAACTCTGCAAATTATACACATTATTTTAACTATGTTAATTTAAATCGTGCAGTACATGATATCAAAAATGGAAAAATCAGTTGTTGGGTAATGTTAAATTGCCGCAGTGGCAAGGAAATGTTGAGTAAGTTTAGTGACGATCAACTAGATATGATAGCTCCAGCATTAGACATGCCGCATTGGGTAAAGCGTTTTAGAGAAACGCCAGCAGATGTTGCGTTAGTTAAAGAAATATGCAAAGAGACCGGAATAGCATGACTACACTTAATAAAGCCAGAGAATTTTTATCTAGATGGCGAATGACCATTGTCGATTCTAACCGCAGGACACCTTCCTATCCGAAACATATCACTTATTATCGATATGATGATATCAACAATATGCCAACTCACTACGAAACTGAAATTCTACATACTATTCAAATTCCCGAAAGTGCATTAGAAGCATTGGTAGACTTCTATGAACGGGTAGAAGAGAGTATGAAATACACAGGTAGTATGGATGTTTTCAATCATTATATTGAACGGCAAAACGCAGATAAAGCGATAAGAGAGAAATATCCTACAGTGCAAAAAGCCTACGATCAATATATGATGCTGCATAAGCTCGCAAAATCAGGCGAAAATAATGCCAGACGTTGATTTAGATTTTGCTAACAGAGACGAAGTGCTATCAATTATACCACATATTCCGGCAATGATTAACGGTAACAAGAAGCATAATACAGGTGTATATTGTCATGAAATTCCAGTTAATCCTCTCACAGGTTTATCTGCAATCGAGTATAATGAAGCAGAAGAGCGTGGATATTTTAAGATCGACTTTCTAAATGTCAATGTATATAAAGATATTCAAAACGAAGCACACTTACAAAAACTAATGGAGCAAGAACCATTATGGGATTTGTTAAAACAGGATGATTTCGTAAATCTACTATTTCACCTAAACGGACACGGAGATATTTTGAAAAAGACTTGCCCTACCTCTGTAGAACAATTAGCTGCTGTGCTAGCGATGATTCGTCCGGCTAAGAGGCATTTGATTGGAAAAGATTGGTCGACAATTATGAGTGAGGTTTGGACAAAACCCGTCGACGGAAGCTATTACTTCAAGCGATCTCATGCAATCAGCTACGCAATGGTAGTAGTAGTTCACATGAACTTACTCTGTCAGAAATTTAGCGAATCTTCTTGTTAGGGTTACGAACGAGTTGAATAGATTTTCTTTTAATTCGTTTCTCAGCTATTTCGCTTAGATTAACTGTAGGTCCGAATATGATGTTTACATCTTTACTATTAAATGTCTTAATGATAGGACGGTATGGGGTCATATCTAGCTTTAAAAATATATTAATAGGAATCTTACGATTCGACTCCCACCACCATACTTCGCCTAATTCTAAGAATCGTTGCTTATCATCATCTGATTTAAGCAATGAATAATCATAGATGCTAGTTACTTGCATATCATTGTTAATAATGATGCCGACATATTCTTCATCGCCACACTGAATGCAGGTAATAAAGGGGAAATTCTGTTGGAATTCTTCTGTTTTGTTATGTTTCATTTTTCAATAAATATAATGCTATGAACAAGTTACCAGTCTATTTATATTCAAATCAATTCGACGTAATATTGGATCTGGACCAAAACAGGGGAATCAATCAGATTATGTACCAGAGAAAGCTAAAAATCCAAAAAGGATTTAAGGATTATATTCAAATCCAATTTAAAAACTCCGATCAAAAACCTGTATCATTATCGACCTCTAGTAATTATTGGTTCGATTTAATCGATTCCTATGGCAGACAACTTGTTCTTACTAAACCGTTAACTATTATAGATGACACTGTAACTTTCGCTGTTTCTCAAGCGCAAACCTCGACTAACACATTGCTTAATTTTGCCGATACTAGTAAAATTACTGTTGGTCAATCTGCATCTGGCTTCGGCATTCCTATTAATTCTACAGTAGTTGGCGTAACAACCAACACTGTAACTTTGAGTAAACCGACAAATTATCTCATAACTACTGCAACTTCAGTAACATTTAATACCCTTGCACTAAGAGGCGTAGCAAAATTAGAATTAGATCCACAAGATACTATTAATTTAACTGCTGCTAGTTATAAAATTGTAGTCAAACAAGCAAATAATGACGGCACTTTTACTCCTGCTTATGCAAATACCTACTACGGAATTGCAGGAGATATTGAAATTCAAGAAGACGGCTATCCGATCGGATTCCCAGTACAAACTGTTAATCGAGCTCAACTCGAAGCAGGCAAAGAATACGACTATGATATTAACAATTTGGGTTATATTTTCTTCACAGGCTGGTTGCGCCCATATCCGAGTGCAATGACTACTAGCTCAACTCAATGTGTTTCAATTAATTTGAATAACTTTGCCGGTACGATTACTGTACAAGGGACGCTAGATAACAATCCGAGTCCGGCAGGCCAAGCCAATGCCGAGGCATTTACTATTACTAATTACGTATCAGCAACTCCTACACAAGCAACAATTCAGCTTTCATGGAACACTGTAGTAACCGCAGTTCGATTCTCAGTAAAACCATTTAACGATGCGTTCGGTGTTAACTATTATCCAACTGGAAATCCTATTGGTTCAGAAATGAACAAATTTCCAAATGGATTTATTGACATGTTCTCATATTTCAGCTAAAATAGTAGAATGAACCTAATAGTGGCTACTTTACAGGCCGTCTTGCCGAGTGATCGTAAGATGACACCTACTGGCTGGGAAAGCTTCGATGCCCCCTGCTGTATCCATCGTGGCGAAACTCGTGATACTAAAAAACGCGGTGGTGTTATCTTCAAAGGCGACGGATTTACATTTCATTGTTTTAATTG